CTGGTACCGGAACCTGCCCGTCCACCTGCGAAAGCCTGACGCGGTGATCCTTGATCCCACACGCGAGGGCGCACCCGCCCTCCTGCTGATCTATGGCACCGGCCCGGGCTCGCCGAAGCTGGTGGTGCAGATCAACTACCGGGTCAAGAAGGTCGGGGACTTCAACGTGGTCGAGACCGGCAAGGTCATCGATCCCTCGGGATCGCTGCAGCCCGGCATGATCGTGATTGAGGGAAGCTTGTGACGCGGGGGAGGACTTGAACCGCCATCAGCGCCGGTTGCCCGACGCCCCCTTACCCATCGGGGTACACCGCGTCACGTCCGCAATCTAGGCACCTTCGGCCCCGAATGCAATGAACCGATCACGAGAGGCCTGGCATGACCGCCCCAACCATCGTCATCGAGACCGACCAGATCACCCCGGCGCTGGATCGCGTCTGGGCGGCGCTGGAAAACCCGCTGCCCCTGATGCAGGACCTGGGCGAGTACTTCGTGAAATCGACGACCGACCGCTTCCCCACCGGCCGCGCGCCCGACGGGTCGGTCTGGGCGCCGAAGTCGCCGGTCACGATCGCGCGGCAGGGCGGGCGGCGGACGAACCGGCTGGACACGCGGCCCCTCTTCGGACCGTCGGGTGCCCTGTCCTCGACGATCAGCTACGAAGCCTTCCCCGACCGGGTGGAATGGGGCTCGCCGATGATCTACGCCGGGGTCCAGCAGTTCGGCGCGGCGCAGGGGGCCTTCGGACGCAGCTCGCGAAACGGGCCGATCCCCTGGGGCGATATCCCGGCGCGCCCCTTCCTCGGGATCTCGGCCGAGGACGAGGTGCAGGTCCTGGACATCATCGGCGACTACCTGAGCGAAGCGGCGGGCGCACCGCTCTGACGCCGCGCTTGACCGGCTGACCGGCGCGGGGCAGGCTGAGCCATCCCCCAAATCCGGATCCGCCCGAACCACCGCAAGCCCTTGTGGGTGTTTTGCCCCTGCCCGGATCGCGATGATCCTGGGCATGACGCAAGCTGCCCTGCCCCTCTCCAAGGCCACGATGGCCGCTCTCGACCTCGACCAGAGCGGCGAGGCGCCCGAGTGGGTGCACCTTCTGCCGACCGCGAAGGGCAAGGTTCAGACGCAGGATCAGCGCGGGCCCTACACGGTCGAGGATGCCGAGGCAATCATCGCCGCCAGCTTTGCCGACCAGTCGAAGCTGCAGATCGACGAGAACCACGCCGAGGACCTGAAGTCCGGCCACGGCGAGCCCTCCCCGGCGCGCGGCTGGATCGTGGAACTGCAGGCGCGCGAAGATGGCATCTGGGGTCGCGTCGAATGGACCAGCGCTGGCCGGGCGCTGGTTGCCGACAAGGCCTACCGGGCGATGTCGCCGGTGATCCTTCACGACAAGGCCAAGCGGGTCGTCGCGATCCTGCGGGCCAGCCTTGTGAACCGCCCGAACCTCAAGGGCCTCCAGACACTCAACCAGGAGAAATCCATGGACCTCATGGCACAGATGGCCGCCGCGCTCGGCCTGTCGGAGGGGGCGTCGGCTGACGACATCCTCGCCGCGATCAAGGCGCTGAAGGACAAGAAGCCCGAAGGCGACGCGGCAATGCAGTCGGCACTTTCCGAGATCGGCGTGGCCTTCGGCCTGGCGGCGGACGCCAAGCCCGAGGCCGTGGTCGCCGCCGCCAACCTGGCCAGGGCCGGGAAGGAGGACCTCGTCGCGCTCCAGTCCGAGAACGCAGGCCTCAAGACCCGGATCGAGGCGCTGGAATCGGGCGAGAAGCGCCGCGCTGCCGAGGCCTTCATCGACAAGGCGATCACCGACCGCCGCGCAGGCGTAAACGCGGCCAACCGCGATGCGATGATCGCGCTGCACATGTCCGACAAGGACACCGCCGAGAAGCTGGTGAACGGCATGCCGATGCTGACCGCCACCGGCACCGTCCAGACCCCGCCCCCCGCGAAGGATGGCGTGATCTCGCTGAACGCCGAGCAGCTGGAAGCCTGCCGCAAGGTCGGCATCAGCGAGGAAGACTTCAAGAAAACCCTGGCTGAGGAGGCCCGCTGATGGTTGCCCTGACCGCTGACCGCAACACCCCCGAACTGGAACCGGGCGAGCGCGAGGGCCTCCTGGGCGCGTCGCAGTCGATCTTCGCCGGGTCGATCCTGATGCGCAACGCCTTGGGCCACCTGATCAAGGGCGCGACTGCGACCGGCTCGTTCGGCGTGGGCCGGGCCGAGAAGCGCGGCTCGTCGACCACCGCCGGCGTGACCTCGCAGCGCTACCGCCCGGGCATCTTCCGCTTCGCCAACTCGACCGCCGGCGACCTGATCACCGTCGCCGACATCGGGGCCGTCTGCTACATCGTCGACGACCAGACGGTCGCGAAGACGAACGGCACCAACACCCGCTCGCCCGCAGGGGTCGTCGACGGCGTGGACGCCCAGGGCGTCTGGGTCCGGTTCGACGAGGCCCTGACCCGCGCCATGCTGTCGTAAGGAACCCCCGACATGATCATTTCCCAGGCAACCCTCGACGCCCTTCGCGTCAGCTACAACGCCGCCTTCAAGAACGGGCTGGGCATGGCCCCACCGCAGAAGGACAAGGTGGCGATGACCATCCGGTCGGCCACGGCCGAGAACCGCTACGGCTGGCTGAACCAGATGCCGGGCCTGCGCGAATGGATCGGCGCCCGCGTGATCCAGAACCTGGCCGAGTCCACCTACGCGATCGTCAACAAGCATTTCGAGGAAACCGTCGGCGTCGACCGCAACGACATCGAGGACGACAACCTTGGCCAGTACGGGATGCTGATGACCCGGCTTGGCGAGGCGGCGGCTGCCTTCCCCGAGCAGCTCGTCTGGAACGCGCTGAAGGCGGGGTTCACCACGAACTGCTTCGACGGCCAGTTCTTCTTCGACACCGACCACCCGATCGTCCTGGAAGACGGCTCGACCGGCACCTACGCCAACACCGACGGCGGCTCGGGCACGCCCTGGTTCCTGCTCTGCACGAACCAGTCGATCAAGCCGATCATCTACCAGGAGCGCAAGCCCGCGACCTTCGTCTCGAAGGACAGGGAGACCGACGACAACGTCTTCAGCCAGCGCCGCTTCGTCTATGGCGTCGATCTGCGCTGCAACGTCGGATACGGCCTGCCGCAGATGGCCTGGGGCTCGAAGCAGACCCTGAACGCCACGAACTACGCCACCGCGCGCGCGGCGCTGATGGCCATGAAGGGCGATGGCGGGCGCCCGCTGGGCCTTGTGCCGAACCTGCTTGTTGTGCCGCCGAGCCTCGAAAGCGCGGGTCGGAAGCTGCTGAACTCGGAATACGCATCGGGTGGCGAGACCAACGAGTGGAAGGGCACGGCCGAGCTTCTGGTCGTCCCTTGGCTCGCCTGAGTCTTACGGCCTGATCCAGCAGAGGGGCCGGTCACCGGCTGGCCCCTTCCTCGATCAGACCTTCGCATCCTGGAGACCTTGCATGTCCCGTTCGAAACCGAAACCCGCCGCTGCCGCAGCGCCCGCCCCTTCGACCGCCGCCGCACCCACCGCCGCGCCGGTTGCCCCCGATCCGGTGAATACTCCCCAGGTGGCACCGGACCCCACCGGCGCCGCAAGCGCGCCCGCGTCGGCAGCCGCAGAGGCCGCACCGGCGCCGGTGGACCCCAAACCCAAGGCGCAGGCCAAGGGCTTCGTGCTGCGCGTGAAGGGCCCGGCCAAGGGCCGCTGGCGCGCCGGTCGGCATTTCGGGCCGGAGGAGGTCGAGATCCCGGCAGCCGACCTGACCGAGGACGAGATCGCCCGGCTGCACGCCGACCCCGAGCTGACCGTCCTGGTCGCGGGCGAGGCTTGACCGATCCGCGCCCGCGTCGCGCCGTCTGCTGACGGCTAGGACGAGGCTGAAGGCGGAAAAAAGCGCAAGCGGGTCGCCTGTCGCAACGCCCGGGCGACCCGCACCCTGAAACCCTGAGGACCCCATGCCCTACGTCACCCTCCAGCAGCTGATCGACCGCTACGGCGAGCCCGCGCTGGTCGCGCTGACCGACCGGGACGAACATCCCCTCGGCGTGGTGAACGAGGCCGCGATCGACCGCGCCATCGCGGATGCGGACGCGGTGATCGACGGCTACCTGGTCCGCAAATATGCCTTGCCGCTGACCGAGGCGCAGCCCCTTCTGGTCAAGATTGCGGGCAGCCTGGTCTTTCACGACCTGCACACCTTCCAGCCCGACGAGAAGATCGTCGCCGAACACAAGCTGGCGCTTGCCATGCTTCGTGACATCTCGAACGGCGTCGTCGCCCTGACCACCGCCGGGGCCGAGGCCGAGAACGTGGCCGGGTCCGGTGCGCGGATCACCGACCGCGACCGCCAGCTGACCCAGGACAACATGACGGGGTTCATCTGATGTTGGCCGATGACGTGATCGACCGGCTGAAGGAGCGCGTCCCACAGCTCAAGGGCCGGGTCGAGGGCGCGGCGAGCCTCGTGCAGCTGATGCAGGAGAACAGGCTGCCGCAGCATACCCCGGCAGCGAACGTGATTTCCTCGGGCCTGCAAGGCGGGCAGGCGCAGGCCGGGACCGGCCTCTTCACACAGGCCGTCGAGGAGATCGTCTCGGTCTTCCTGACCTTCCGCAACGTCGAGGGCGCCAGCCAGCGCGCGGTCGACCAGTACCTGCCGGTCCGTCGCGAGGTCATCGCTGCCCTCTGCGGCTGGGCTCCGGCGACGGGGCTGGCCGAGGAAGAAGAGCCGCTCGGCGTCTTCCGCCTGCGCTCGGGCCAGGTCGTGAGGATGCAGGCGGGCACGCTGATCTACCAACTCGATTTCGCCATCGGCGACCAGCTGAGGATCACGACATGACCAGAGAGACCCT